TATACTTCTTTCTGGATTTTCTGCATTTAAGAAAATAGGATAACCACTTGGATATGCTGGTGTGAGTGTTCCACCAAAACCAGTCCAACCCTCACCAGCAACATCTATGTCTATACTAATATTAACTTTATATGTTTCCGATGCCATTGGTAGTGCTACAACAACATCATCAGTTGAATATACCCAACTACTATGTATATTTTGTTGTGTATTAGGTTCATAAGCCCAAACTCTAACTCTTGATTCATACTCAAAATAATCTTTCCAAAGATTTGTAAAATCACCAACTAAATCATCTTCATGTATTTGATGTCCAGATTCAAATATTATCGCTGGTATTTCACCTTCTGAATAATGATATGTGCCTAATGTCAACCAATCTGACCTAGTGTAAGGTTCTGAAGTTGTGTCATAATAAGGATCTGGTGGATCGTAATTTGCATAACGAACTTGTACCTCATAATAAACTGTGTTCCAATCTATTTGAGTTTCCCAAGACTGTTCCGGAAATGGACTAGTTGTTACAAATATATCATCATCATCCCCACTCATAAATGGAGATGGCATTTCAAATATTATCCTTCCATAGTCACTTTGAGCAGTTAAATCCAATCTTGATATAGCAAAATTAATGTCATATTGATACTGATTTGGATTTGGTGGTGTAAGTGGTTGAACATATTGTCCTTCTTGTTGTCTTGGTACTACTCCAATATATGGTCTTAATAAATCATCAAAATTACTTAAAATAGTTCCATCTCCAGTTCCACCTACTTTACTAAGAAAACTTAACAATTGTATTTTATCAAGAGTATTTAATTTTTCAATAACTTCAGTAGTTGCTCTATCTGTAATGTCAAGACCTTCTTGTCCTGATGATAATAGTAATGGATCTAATCCTACAATATTAGCAGCAGTTTTGACTAATGCCGACTCATTACTAACTCCACCTATCATAGCAAAATTATCATAATCATAAAGTTTTAATTGATAATTTCTCGATGGATTTAATAAAATATTTGTTTCAAATGTTTCATAAGAATCAACTTTCTCGCCTTTAAAACTAGCATAGACTACACCAGTAATCTTATAAAATCCTGGTTTTTCATATGTGTGTTCTAATAAAGTAGAAGCTTCTAATAATTTTGGTGTGCTAGTATGTTCTAATGAACTACCATCACCCCAATTTAATTTAAATAAATAATAACCACCCGGACCTTCTGCATTGTCTCCTTGTTTAGCATATACATTAAATCTGTTTGTTCCACCTACACCAGTATCAGGATCTACTCCAGTAAAATTAGGTCTATCAAGATAAGAATAATGAGTCTCGTTTATTCTACCTTCCGCTCTTGGATATATGTAAAGTTTTACTTTACCTTCTGTTGCTAAACTATATTCTCTTGGGTTTATTTTTTTATCATAATATCTATCAAGATGTATTATTTCATCTTGATTACCACTATCGATTATAAAAGGTAAAGCATCTATTGAAAAAAAGTAAGTTGGAGATGGAACTCCTGTTTCAGCATTAACTGGTTTATTTGCTACAAAAACTAACTCTCCAGTTTTACTTCTTATAAGAGTTGTTTCTTTATTTAATTTATCACCAAACAAGTAGGCAGAAAGTGTTGATGCATTATAGTTAACATCAACCCAATCTCCTCTATCATTGTTAGTAAAAGTCCCTAACTTAATTCTACCATCATACTCTTCTATTATATTTCCATCGGATACTCTTGGATTGCTGACTACAAATTGATGACCTTTTTCTGGTACAGCTACACCTAAAGAAGGCGTACCACCATTATAAATTGATAATGATATTCCTGTTGTTTGCTTAACAGATTGTTTATCTTCAACATACTCAAATAATGCTTCTGGTGTAGTAAATTTTGCCATTAATCAAAATCTCCTATCCAGCAAATGTTGTGTCATCCATGGTTTCCTCAACCACATCTCCAGCATCTATAGGTCCATCATAATCAAAATCATCTTCATCTGAACTCACTGTTGAGTCGGCATATAAATTTTCAATTACTAAATCATCTTCAGGTAATTTGTAACCACGAGCTCTTATTAATTCAGAACGACCTATTATTTCTACTTTACATTTAGCACCTTCTCCACTATTCGCAACTATAAAATTTTCTTCTATAGAAACTCGACTAAGTTGAACTCCTGTTTCTCCGTCTTCAGGAAATCCATATTGAAACATATCATAAATTAGTGAACCAACAAGGCCAGATGCGAGCTCACTGGATAAAAATGCATAATAAACTTGACCGTTTTCATTCGTCACTTCCTCTATATCTTCTACCACAAATAAATATTCATACTCCTCTCCTGCTCCTACCGAAGCATCTTCTGGACGAGTATATCGAGCCATCAAAGTATCCCCAACTTGTATTGAATTAAGACCTTCTATTCCGTCTACTGCGTTACTAGTAAATATCCTAATTGCTCCAGTATTCTCGTTTGGAGTATAAGTATTACCCACGCCAAGTACAATTTCAGATTCACTATCGATTCCACTTTGTTGAATATGATTTAACCAATAGTCTTTATTGGCAAATAATTCAAAATTTTGACTGTATCTATGGTCTTCTGAACTAAAATAACCTTCACCTTCCTCTAATGGAACATAATTTTTTTCATTTATTTTAGGATTATAAGTAGCACAAATAAAATACCATTCATCTAAATCATCGGTTGGTATATTAGGAAAAGCATTATGAATTGCATCATGTTGATTACTAATGGTTCTTTGACTAACTCTTCCTAAATTAGGATCTGGACCTGTGTATCCATGATGATTGTCTCTTATTGGAGTATTTCGAAACTCCATATCACCATCTTCAATACCATTAATTTCTTCTATATTATCATATACACAAAGTCTAAAATATCTATAGGTTTCATCGTTATAGGTATTAACTTTAGTGTCTAATCTAAAACCACCCTTTCCTTCAGGATACAAAGGGTTACCATAATTAAAAAGAGTTCCCTCTGATGTTTTACTTAGAAATCTAACCCACATAGTTATAGTAAACCCATCAACAAGATAAGACGGACCAGTTACCTCCGTTAATCCTAAACTTGATATATAAACCTCACCATCAACTTCTTTTTGAAATTCTAATTGACCGTCATCTGGCGACCTTAATATTATTGCTTGGTTTGGTTTTCTTATTTTTAAAAAACCTTCTGACACATTTTCGTATAATGGTCTTTGGTCTTCCATGTCTTCGATAACATTATCTACATCACCAAGATAAGTGTTTAGTTTATTTCTCATAGACTCAAGTGTTTTACCTTGATTATTAGAATCATCTTCTACTTGTGAATCTAATCTTGCTATAAAAGCAGTTGGTGTCGGTTCATCAGCGCTTATTCTTATTGATTCATCTTGTTCGTAATTAATAGGTTGTTCACCAACACCATCACCATCTACATCAATAAATCCTGGTTTAGGACCAATTAAGTCATTAAAGTCTATAAAAAATCTATCTATTTCATCTTGTCTTGATGGTTGTGCTGGTAACAATTCAAATATATTAGTATCTAATACTTCATTAGCCTTTTCAGGATTTATTCGTTGTATATTTTGAATAGGTTTAGTTAATTGACTTAAATTTAAAATATTAACAAAAAATCGTTCTCTTACAACTGCAGCCATTACATACCTCCCAGAGATTCTTCTTCACCACCAGTAATCAAACTTTCATCATAATACTTGATAGCTTCTTCAGCAATAGTTATATCGATTACAGTACCACCATTTGTGTATCTCATTACATATTGTTTTAATTTCCAATATTCCCCATCTGCTAATGGAGAGTCGTATGGATTAGAATAATCAATTTCAGGTATTTCAATAAAATTAAGTTTTTCTGATACATTTTCATATGGAATAGAATCATTATAAACATTCTGACAAATATTTTCAAAGGCTTCACCTTGTAAATCTTGTCTATTTTCTAATGTGTTTCTATCTTTTTTATAAAAAACAAGAGGTTCATTTTCGTTACGACCTGTTTGTTTTATTCCATCACGAATAGTAGTTTGCATTGATAAAATCTGTTCACTTGTTAAACCATAATCTTCGAACCATAATTTATAAAAATGGTCACTTACTATTTCACGAACTTCTTGTAAAGTCTCATATGTAAATTTTTTAAATATTATTTCATCTGTAATTATGTCATGACTAACTCCAAGTACACCTTCACCAATCATTAATGTTCCATCTTGATGTATATGGTATAAACCAACATATTGTTGGTCACGATTATTTAAAAAATAAAAATTATCGTTTTCTGTTGCTTCTAATCCAACTTCAACTATTGGATTTGTATCTGGTTCCTCACTTGACTCTTCACCACCTTCAGCTGTTGATTCTTCAAATTCCTCTTCTTCAGTTTCTTCTTCAGTTTCTTCAGACTCATCTGGATTAGTATCTGGTTGTTCCATCTGTGATACATCTATTTCAAAATCAAGTACATCTCCAAAAGAAGCACCTTCAACTCCGTTTTCTAATGTTATGGTAGATGAACTAATAACTTCAATTGTATCAGTTCCAAAATAGTTATTAATATTAGAAGATAAATCTACAATCATTCCCTCTTGAATTAAACTAAGATAACTACTATTGTTATAACTACTGATTGACCATAAGGTATTATCACCACTTATCATAGTTGCTGTACCAGTAAGTATTGTACTTTCTTGAGACTGACTTTCTTGAGACTGACTTTCTTGAGTTGTTTCTTGGTCTTGTCCTGTAGTTTGACCACCTGTCTGTTGACTCGTAGTCTGTTGACTTGTGGTTTGTTGTTGAGTAGTCGTCTGTTGCTGAGTAGTCGTCTGCTGTTGAGTAGTCGTCTGCTGTTGAGTAGTCGTCTGTTGAGATGTGCTACGGCCTCTATCGTGATAAGACATCTTAAGTCCTCAGTATAAATTCAAAATCGTTATCGTAGATTATCTCTTGACCATCATCATGATTTACCTTTATCAGTATCTTGTAAGCACGATTAGGTTCAAATGCGTTTAGGTCTTGTTTAAAATAGTTAGAAGTCGTATCACAACTCATTGTCGTGTAGGTACTAAATGGCACAACCGATTCGTTTGTTGCCATATCTATAATAGAGTAAGAACCTGAACCATGTGGTATAAAACTACCACTTACAGTTTGAACTGATGTAGAGAATGATTTTTGTATGTATCTTTTTCGAGCACCAAATCTAAACTTAACAGTTTCGTTTTCTTTATATGCTTCTCTAAAATGTATTGGATATAAATAGTTTTCACTATTACCACTAACATCCAATGAAGTTAGACTACCTGTATTTGAACCAGTAGCTGGTAAATGGTCGTCCCATTTAAGTTCTATTTTTGGAGAATAGATTGTATTGGTCTGTCTTGAGAAAAATTTAAGGTCTTCAAAACTACCACTTGATGTTTCTCTACTACCAGAAAATCTTAGTAATAAACCATAGTTACTATTTGTATCGTTAAACCACTTATCAACAATAGAAGTTATGTCCATATTAATGTCAGGTGATTCGGATGAAAATGATTGTGTAACTTCATCTCCACCAATATAAGTTCCACCAGGAGTTGTCCATTCTATTTCAGCGGCACCATCATAGTTTTGTCTATATTTCCAACTACATCCCTCTATTGTTTTTGGTACATCTAATTCTTTTCCTGTACCCTCGTCCCATGATTCAGAAAGTGGATAAGCAGCAATAGTGTAATCTTCACTTAAACCACTTGTACCTTCTGTTTCATATAATCTTAAATTTAATTTGTAGGTATTCGGTAAAACCGAAGAACTAATATAACTTTCTATTTTACTTGCATCAAATTGTAAAAGAACACGAGTAGGGTATGCAAATTCTCTGTCAAAAAAAACTTTCTTTAACTCAAGAACTTCATCTTGTCCTGTGTTTTTATCTTTAAAGTCTTCGCCCGTAATGTCATTTGAACCACTACTAATAAAGGCATCTTTGGTTGTAAAAAAATATCTATGCATTATATCACTTTTCCATATATGTCTGTGTTAGGGTTTCTTAATTCAAATACCGATGGAGTAACGGATGGTCTATATATCCCATCTTTTAAAGCATTATCAAAATTATATTCAAATCCATAGTTAACATCGTTACCTGTATATACATCACCATCCGCTTGGTAGTAATATAATTTTCTACCACTAGCATAAGAATCATTCCCATTTTGAAATAATTTTAATTCCTTAATACCAATAACACCATCTATTCCCAATATTCTATATTCTAAATCGTTCATGTTAATTGATTGTCTAAATTGCATTGTATCTACTTTAAAAAAGTTTTTTATAATATCAATTACCTTTAACTTCACTTCTGTTGGGTTAAATCTTCGGTCATAATTTACTACAAATCTAACTCCAAAATTTATTTTGTAACCAGAAAACAATGTATCTTGTAAATTAAATCCAAAATCAAGTTGGTCGTTTATCATTCTAAAATGATTAATGTAAGTTGCTAAATTTTGTAAAACAAGTTGTGGTGTCTGTACTAATTGTTTTTGTTGATTGTAAGATAAGGTAGAAACTAAAAGTGTACCACCATCTAATCTTTCAACATAACATTTAGCTATACTACCAAATTTTTGTGGTAAAGATAATATCCTAGCAGTATAATCTTCTTTAGTAACACAACGAAGTTGAGAAGCAAAGAAGGCAGAAGCATTCTGTCTTATCTCATCTACAGTTTGTCCATCCGTACCACCAGTACCTGGCTCGTCATTTGTCACAGTTATACTTACACCAGCCGGTGGATTGTTTACATTTGTAAGTTCACCAACTTGAATATTAGAATCAGCCCCACCACCTACTCTATATGTAAATGTTAATGTAGTATTTGTCGGAGTCTCACCTAAATTTAAATTGTTTGCAGTAGTAGAACCTATCGCGCCAGGTATATCAGCGAGGTTAGTTCCATTTATAGTCACACCAGCTTGTTCAACTGGATCTACTTGTGAACCAGAATTACTAAATCTAAATAATCCATTACCAAATTGTACTTTATATGTTTGTGTATCTTCATCAAACTTAGTTGTAAATTTTTTATTTGTTTTTATATACTCTGCAACATATGGAATTGGAATCGGTGATATATCATCAGTAGCACTACCTTGATCATATGCATTACTTCTAACTCCTGAAATTGTATCGTTTGAAGAATCACTATAATGAGTTTGTTTTAATACTTTTTCTTGTGCTAAATAATCAACTTCATACCATTTTTGTCCTGAGCTATCTTGACAATTTAATATATCAACAACATTATCTTCACCTAAATCTAATTCTAAAAATTTAGTTGGACTTGTTAAAGTAAAAGATTTAGTTTTAGTTTTTGCAGATACGGCACGAACATATCTTGTTAATGTATAAGAACTAGCTTCACCATTATCATTGAGTGATGGTGCACTTATTTCAGGATCTCCTGAACCACTTGATGTAAAATCTATTTCTCCAGTTGTTTCAAAAATAACTTCGGAGTCT